GTTTAGACCATAAAAAAGGGGACCGAAGCCCCCTTTCGTGTTACTGTTTAACTTAGTCCTTCTTCCAAAGTGACCATAAGATTGCGATTGTAACTAATCCTACTAAACCTTCGTTACCTAGGCTTGCAACTATCGCTGAGATGTTATCGATAACACCTAAAGATAGAAATGGTACATTTGCACCGAACACTACTTCTAGTGCTACTGACAACCCAATAAGTTGTACAGCAACTGTAGTGATATTACCTATTGTATCCGTGATATTTTTCCACATAAATTTTCTCCTTTTATGTTGTTGTTGTTTTGATATCTCAAACTTCATTCATAATCAGTAGTAATATTTAGACAAAAAAGGGGCCGAAAAACTGATTTTCGACCCCAAAGTAGTCAAAACAGATGGAGAGATTACTCGTCCTCTTCCGCTAACTTACTGAAATAACTCAAAGTTTCGTCTGAATCATCATCTTCAGTTATTGGAGCAGGTGTCGGGGAACTTACTGCTTCTGCTACTACTGGTTCTACTTTCGGTGTCGCAGGTGGGATGGCGACATCTTCGGCAGTACCAGTATTTCTAACGCCAGATAGAACTTTGTCAAGTTTGTCTTTCAACTCATCATATGATTTAAAGTTCTCTGGTGCGAGAAATGGTTGTAATGGATATTGTTTATTCCATATTTCTTCGATTGCCTCGTCATTAGGTGCGATAGCAGATTTACTATCGAACTCTGACTTATCATAATTCCAATAGCCATCAACTTTTCTGATTTTCAGTTTAAAGTTTGCACCTTCCCAGAAATCAAATGGGTTGATTGGCGTTTCATCTTCAAACTCAGGTTTCATCGCCTCGGTAATCTTATCAAAGATTTTCTTACCGAATTTATATAGTTTTACTTGACCTTCGTTTTCAGGATGTTTAGGGTCGCTCACAATCAGAATGTTTGCATAGTAAGATAACTTGCGTTTTCTCTTACGAGCAATTTCTTTGTCAGCCTCAACACCAGAATTCCATAGTAAACTGTTAGATTCACTAATCGGACATTTCTTGTTGATTGTAGTCAAACTGTTTTCAATTAACCAACCGCCTGGGCCTTGAAACGCATGTGACCATAATCTGGCCCATGGCAAATCTTCGCCTTGTACTGCTGGTAAGAAACGAAAAACAGCATAACCATTACCTGATTTGTCTAGTTCTGGTTTCCAGAATCTATCATCTTGGTATGAGTTTGATTGTTTTTGTGGTTCTGCAACCTTTGATAGTTCACCCATTAGGGTGTCTAGTGTGTTTGAGCGTTTTAACGCTGATAGACTTGATGTCATATATTTTCTCCGTATAATTGTATTCGTATGATTATTGTATCGTTCTGTGCTGTATGTATCGCACCTTTATATTTATAACAAACATATGCCTTGTTTTACTGACATATGTACTATTATACTATAAACTGTTGCCTGTGTCAAGCGTTATTCCAAATTAAAATTGATGATACATCTTGTATCGTTTTTAGGCTGTTGTGCAGTATGAAAATATCTACCATCAAACACAACAACTCTGCCTTGTTTCGGGGTAACTCGTTTTTTTGGTACACCCATTCTTCTTGCAGGCCAACTTAAAGGGTCTCCTGGTTTAAACTGTTTGTCATATATTATAGTATCACCATCACTATCGATTACATAATATAAAACAACTAAATGTTGTTCAGGATAATCTATATGGGCATCATCAACCGACTCGTCTTTTAAACCTAGAGGCAACTGTAAAAAACTTCTACTCTTTACAATGGTCTTAAAATCAAACTCTACTTTTTTACAGCCATTGGCCGCAATTTGAGTTATCATGGGAAAGAAATCACTATTCTGTCCTCTGTGGTCAGAAAACAAATGTGTAAACCCAGGTCGTTTTTCTTTGTCCTCAGAATTGTCATGACCATCAGTAACATCACCCACATAAAACCAAGGAAACTGAACATCTAACATTGTGTGTTTTATTTCTTGTTGTTGTTTGAAAGGTATTATATCATCAAATACCCAAATCTTATCTTTATACAACATTTAACCTATACACCTATCTGCTGTTTCTAGTATCTCTGGCAGATAGTGGGCGAAAAGAAATACCAATGTTATGAATCCTATTACTTTAAGCATCGGATTGCCTCAAGTATTTCGTTCATCTTTATTTCCTTTTTCGTTTGGAACAGTCAAGTCATCATGGGTTAATTCGTTTGGACTATACATGGCCTCTATTAGTTCATCCATTGATTTAAGTTTTCTAACTTTATGTATTTTGTGTAGGTCACAATTCCATGATAATGTTCTTCTTGTTTCTTTCGTTTCAAAGAATGGATATACCCCATGCAATACTTGATATGGGAATACATACAACTCACCAGGTTGAAGATTTGCTCTGATTTGTGATACTGAAAGAATTGCCTGGTCGCCGCCATTCATCTCTAAGAATCCATTAGTTGGTTCACCTTCCCTTGAAATCTCAGCACCATATGTATCAGGCTTCTTTAACATCAACACGGAAGTTAAACCTAATTCAGAGTCGGGACTCATATGCGTATGGTGTGGATTATATTCACCAACTTTCATATCATTAATCCAGACAGGACCTAGTTTACATTCCCAAAATTGTTTGTGAATAGTTTTGAGATATGTCCTAAAACATGTAAGAAAGATTTCTCTATGTTCTTCTGTCATATATCCAATCATTTCTTTTTCGTCTTTTATTTGCCCAGCAAGATTATCATTCGCAGGCACAAGCTCTTCTAGGTATTTGTCATAAGTTTCATTTATCTCGTTGACAATCTTCATAGGTATCTTAAATCTTGTAATTAAGGTACCCAACGCCTGAATATTGTCTAAAACTACACCGTGAGGTAAGTTCTTTTTCATACTAACTCCTTTACTTTTTTTCTTAGTGTCATTTTATATCTCGGTATATCGTATTTTAAAAAAGGTTTGTACCTTACAATTCTATCGTGTAGTTTAGGCCACAATACTGTTTCCATTATATCTTTGTCTAGTCGTTTTGCAAATGAAAGTATATCTTCTAGTATCACAAATGTTTCTACACATATCTTCTTAGAGAGAACCATCTTCAATATGGGCGGATGTTGCCCATCATGTGATGTGAATATATCGTCAAACTCTATATCGTTTGCAGTCATTCTATCTAAGATGTATTCTATATCTTGTTCATAATAATAATGTAATGATTCTATTCTCTTAGACCACTCTTTATAACTTTCGTCACCAGTTGAGCCAATAATATCGCCAACCCATAGATTAGAATTATTGACAAAGTTACTAACAAAGTAATCGACCACAGTAGTGCTGTTGTAAGTGCGACTAAGTTTGTGAAAAAAATATCTGTCCCTTCTTTTAGTGAAGGTTTCAAGCTTTGCAGTTGTTCGTCCGCCGTGTCTATGAAAGTCGTAACTTCTGTTTTTGCTTGTGAAATGTAATTTGATTGCCAAATAGACCTTATATACTTCAAAACCATCCATTCTCCTATAGTATCTCTTGTAATTTTTCTAAAAATAAATCTACGCCTTTTGTTGCGTTGACAGTCCACTCTTGTGGGTCACCAGCATCTGATATGTATTTAAAGCAACGAAATGGTATATCATAATCTTTGCACACAGATGCCAACGCATATGATTCCATATCAACTATATCATAGTCATTTTGTTTTGACTCGCCGTGCAGATAAAAACTATCACCTGTACCACATGTAATGCCATCAAGTGTTGTCGTTAAAAATGATATGTTTCTATTTCCCCATGGCGTTTCATAGTTCTGAAATCCTAGTGGTGTTACATCCATATCTCTTTGTATAAAATTAGTAACTTCATATAGTTTACCAACTTCAACCTTATCACTTACTTTGGCAGCTGTACCATAATTTATAACTGAATAGTTCCAGTTTCTTAAATGCATTGCATGTTCCATAAGTGCCTTTGTGGCATTTATTTTACCAACACCTGTATACAGTATTTGACTTTCCCAATCTTCTTCTGGGAATCCATTGAGTTCTGCTGGTATAGCAGAAAGTATTGCTACTCTATTATTCATATGGGCAACTGTGGTACTTTCTCTGTATTTAATAAATTAAGGTTCTGTGCCTCATAAGTCAACTTCTCTTTGAGTCCTTTGTTTACTAATTTTTTAGAATCGCTCGGGTCGATTCCGTTCTTTTCACAATAGTGAAGAATTGCATCAATGTAACTCATCTTCTTTGTCTTAACTAATTCTTCTATTAATATTGCAAACTTATTTGGTGTAATTATCATTTTCATATTTTAATCTCATCTAAGTTTATATATTTCACATTATGGCAATCTTTTAATTCTTCTTGTTCAACAGCATTTACTTTGTAAAACTTTGTGTCTTTAAATGTGTTGAACATGTTCTTATCTTCTTTACCATGACCCGTAAGGTACACTTCTTTAAAAAATCTTTTCATATTATCACCTTGAGTTAGTGCCAGTTTGGGTTAGAAGGTACTGGCAACCCCCTTAGCAACTTAAGCTGCTAAAGCATACTGATTAGAGTTAGCTTTTATTTTAGTTTTAAGTCTTAGGACTATCCTCTCTTGTAATCTTTCAATAGCCATGTCGAACACCTTTTCATCCCCACGAAAATATTTTAGGGATGACCAAAATACTTTGGTGGAGATGTTGGGAATCGAACCCAAGTCCATAACCTTTACTCCATTACCGTCAACGAGAATTCTTATCATCGCCTTGGCACTAGTCGTTCTGACATTTCTGCCGACTCGCCCAAAACGGGTTGAGCAGATTCCATATCGTATTCTGCCCAAAATTCATCAATTGCTGGTTGCAATAAATCTATATAATCTTTTTTGTCTTTCACAAAAGTCTGTACACCACCATCTTCACAGACGATTAGTACAGCAATCTGGTCGATTGCACGACCATATCTTTCTTCAAACATCTCACAATAGGCAGTACATTGAATGAAATAGTTTTCAATCCATTCTTCTTTCTTTTCTTTTGTGGATGTCTTAAAATCAATAACAGTTAGTTTGCCATCATACTCAGCGATACAGTCAACACGACCTGCAATACCCCATCTATCACTATACAAACCAACTTCTTGTGCAACAATATTATTTATATTGTCAAGTTCTGGCTTCAATAAAGTAAACATAGCAAGCGGTAGTACCTCTTGATTGCCTAGTTCTTTGTTGTTTAGATAATCTTCACAAAGTTCGTGAACAGCCGTACCTCGTTTGGCAGCAGTTCTCATTATTTGATTAGCAACAGCTTCACCGACTCTCTCACGCCATGCATTGATGCCTTCTTTCGCTCTGCCACTAAGAACAGTTGTGATAGATGGATACTTATGGCCGTCTGGCGTTACATAGAATCGTTTCTTGTTGATTGTTTCTGTATACACTTCTTTTACCGAACTCTCTGGCAAAGGAGTATGTGTAAATGTTTTCATTTCAAATTTGCTTTTCATCAAAGCGTTTAGTGCTTCACTCATTTTTTCACCTCTTAATATATTAGATATATTATATCAGGTTATGAGAGTTTTGTCAAGCCTTAATACCAAGGCCTTCCGACAAACCACATGACAAGAGAATATCTAGTTCCCTTTATTACTGGCGTTACTTCGTGTGGTACGAAACTAGGAAAGAAAACCATAGTTCCTGTTTCTTTTCTGATTGACTGGACTGAGAAAAGATTTAAGTCACCACCATCATAAGTGTCATTCAATAATAAACTCATAGACATCTTACGAGATTTGTTGTGAAGATTAGGTAGTGATGGGTCGATTCTCCTTGAGTCGTGTGTGCCAAGACTATCTACATGAACGCCATAGAAATCGCCTTCTTCGTATTTTGTTATTTGATAATCTTCAGCCGCATCTACTTGAAAGTGCCAATGGGCGTGTAAGTTTGCAGCCAACATGTACGGCCAAACCAAATCATAAACCCATTGTTCGTTTCCAAAAGTTGATTTTGTCTTTCTTACTGGCGACTCAACATTCTTACCATCTAGCACAACTGTGCCAGGTCTGAAATCTTTTGCTGAGTCTATTATTCTATTACAGTCCTCAGTTGAAATTCTATCGGTAGGTACCCAAAGACTTTGGCCTTCCGTTAATGGTTTATTAGCCTCGTAACTATACGAGTTCTCACTATCACTATAGTTCATTATCCTCTTGTGATTTCTACTATCTTTTTCAGTTGTGCTTCAATTACTTCTGCACGATTTGGCCAATGAATGTAGGCCTCAGGTGATTTAGCAAGTTTAACAAGTAGAGGTATGATTAACTTCTCTAACTGTTGAAACTTCTCTTTTTGAATTTTGCCAAGATTGTCTTTTCTCAAATCGTACTCATCATCCATTTGTGATTTTGCAATCTCTAATTCAACTTCATGTTTGTCATCAATTTTAGTTGATGCTTCTGATACTTCTCTAAGTATCTTGTCTAGTTTAGTTTCTAACCTTGATATAATCTCAGTAGATACTGCTTTACCAACACCATCAGCAGTCTGTTGTACTACCTGTTGTGTTGCCTTTGTGTCTGCGACTGTTTGGTCTGAAGGTTTAGTTGAAACTCCTGTGAAGCCCCAATCTCCTCCCATATCAAACCCGTCTAAAAAATCAAAATCTGCCATTGCTTTCTCCTTGCTGTGCTACTATTTAGTCATGCGCTAAGTTGCCTGATATTGATATTCTTGTATCTGAAGATAAATTTCTTGTTACTTTATGCATTACCCAGCCTGGGAAAAACATTAAGACACCTTCTATGGGGTCAATTCCTGATGTAGCACTAGCGTAATCATTTAGAATGAAAACAAACTTGCCACTATCTTTAGGAATCTTTGCCCAGTAAACCCAAGATATGGGAGCAGGGTAGTGATTGTGTTGATTACTACTTTCGTTTTGTTGATGTATGTGTGACCACCATTCAACTATTTTCATGTTGCCGTAATAATTATCAACAACATGTTGTACTGTGTCTAGTAATTTTAATGCATTAGGACATTCGTTTATGTCTGATACAAAATCTTCATACCAGGTTGAGCCTGCATCATTTGACTTTCTTTTTGCAGTACTCAATAACTCTTTACTAAGTTTTTGATTGTCTATATCGTTTAAATAAAAAGTTGGAGTGATTAAATTCCACCTGTTTATATCACCAATAAAATCTGAGCTAATCATTTAATGGGGTTTTCTTTTGCCATTCTGCGTTTGGCAAGCGTCTTATGTTTCTCTCTGACTTGATTAACTTTTATGTCTGTAATACTTGTCTTACCATATTGCTTGTTGAGCTCACTAGATGGGTGTGCTTCTGATATTTTTGCAAGGGTTTCTTTCCACCCAGCATCAGTCTTGGCATCAATATTGTCACCAGTGCCGCCGACAAGATTTACAGTCTTAATAATAATCTCAGCGTTGTTTTCTTCTTTGTATGTATCGAGTTCAGATATTCTCATATCTTTTTCCCACTCAACGCCTGTAGTTTTGTTTCTGAATATGTATGTTGGCATTTTATTTTTTGTTTTTAGGTAATATTTTTGCGAGAAGTTCTTCTTCTGTTTCAACCCTATCGGGGTCGGGTAGACATACATCTACTGGACAAACTTCAACACATTGTGGTGTATCAAAATGACCAACACACTCGGTACATAAATCTCCGTCAATGACATAGACATCGCTGTACTTCTCATGGCCAAATGGGAAATTGCCTCCGAAATAAATTGCTTCGTTTGGGCATTCGGGAACACAAACATCACAGTTGATACACTCCTCTGTTATTAAGAGGGACATACTGCTTCAGCATACCATGTCGGTATGGTTGTTTTCCACTCAGCAATATGTTTCTTATATTTTATATAGTAATCTCTGTAAGCAGTAATACTGTCTGCGTTTTTTACATCATTGGGCATTGCCTGTAATGGTTGTGTAAATGGCACATTAGGAATATTCTCTGGCACTTCTCTGAGTATACCTTTCAACTTGACAAATGACATGTGGTCTTTGCCATATCGTTTCTTGAATTCTTCGTGTAGGCAACACCACATCTCATACAGCCACTCGTAGTTCTCTTTACTTTGTCTTAGCCATATGTTACTAGGGTGATTGACATGACAAGACTTGTATAGAAAGTGGTCTCGTCTTGGGTGAGAGTATGTTTTCATTGTACGGCCTGCCTTGTTGAGTCGAGTAACTTCTTTGCCGTCAAGGACTCTGTGTGCAGTACTCATAAGTTGAGCATACTCAACCATCATTTTACTGCTGTGTTTGTCAAGGTGCATCTCAGCACAAACTTTTGGGTCTTTGTCTAGGTAAAATATATTCATTCTTCTGTTTCTCTCTCCTTAGGTCGCATACAATCTGGGAATATCTTTAATGGCTCTTGTTCTGTCCATATCAGTTCTGGTTTTTCAAGTCCATGTTCTATATAGTCTGCCCACTTTATTACTTTGACTGTGCCGTCACCTTGTGGGATTCTGTATTCGCTATTCATACAAGTATTATACTATGGTTAGTTATCGTTGTCAAGCATTAATTAGTTTTTTAGGCCTTCTTTTACCAAAGGCATCAAATATTTTTCGCCAGTTCACATACTGCACTTGAGTTAGTGTAACTTTATTTCTTGTTTTAAGTAAGAATGGTGGCCGTTCTTCCATTCTCACAAGTTTAACTGGTTCTAAATTTGGTGTTATGAATGATACTCGATACCATGGTTCACCTTTCTTCAATCTAAATGTCTTTTTTGGTTCATCAATATGATAACCAGTACTCATCTGTCTATCAGGCCATTTATATATGTCTAACATTCCCGAAATGATTTGAGGATTAGTAGTAATGCCATTGCTGTGTTGTAACATAATCGTGCCTGGTGTATCAGAAACAAATGACCATTCTGGTCGTAGCTTCACTTGACAGTTAAATCCTTTTGGGTCATTAACAGTACCAACATCAAAATCAAATGGTTCAAACCCACGAGTAACATTTACTGAACTATTCTTTGGGTTTATTGACCATTGAAATTCATGATTTTCATCTTCACCTTTTTGCCAGACAGTCCACTCTAAATTAAAAGGACATTTAATCTCAAAAGTGTTCATATGATATCCCTTTACAGAAGGACATCTTGAAAGTGAACCACCAAGCATTCCTATATTAACTGGCTCACACTCATCTAATAATTCAAATCCATAATTCTCTGAATCGGGTTCGGCACCCAAATATCCAATCTTAATCATAAGTCGTAAACTCCTCTTATGTTATTCTTAATTACTGAACGAACCAAAGGAATATAGTTCGGGTCTGTTGCATATGAATCAAGTGTCATTGCTAACTCCATACCATCTGGTACTGTTCCGTTATTAAGGAGTTGTTGTCTTAAATTTCTAAACGCCTCATAAGCCCAAACTTCGTTTATGATTCTGACATAATATTCTACACTATCACATTTACTAGCAAACACTTTGACGCCCCAACCAGGCCAGTTTGTAAGTGTCTTTGGCAACATGTAGTTGTCGTCTTTGTCGAAAGTTCTAATGCCAAAAAGATTGTTGGCTTCGTTTGCAAATCGACTATCACCCCAACCAGTTTCAACAACTGCCTGTGCTACAATCAATTCGTTTGGCACTTGCTTCTCGATTGACATATCTTTGTATAGATGTTCAATACACGAATTAAGTGAGTAAATAAATAAAGGTTTTGTCTTTGTTATGATAGTAGGTTTTTCAACTATCTTTGCCTCAGATGTAAGAGCAAAAAGACTTATTGCCAAGATACATGCAGTAAATATATGTATAGCATTTAATTCAATGTTCTTCTTTTTTCTGTTTCTTCTTCGTAGTCTTTGAACAGCATATTTATTTTTAATCATAGAAAAATCTCCATAGTTCTTCGTCAGTTACAGGCCTTTTGTGATAAGGCACGGTATCTGGTGGTAACGGTAAATCATCTTCATTTTCAATCATAATGTAAAAACCCTCCTTTCAGAGGGTTTTGATAAAGGGACTTTACTCTTTTTTCATAAAGTTATCATCCCAATTAAACGCATCTTTCACTAAGTTAGCAGTAAATCCCTTGTATTTGTTGTTAACCTTTTTGTTTACAACAGCCACTAGAAATTCTGCCTCTTCAGCACTAAGCCCTTCCAACATCTGTATAAACAGAGTTTGTCTTTTTGTGTCTGAAAGTGAATTGTCGCCACCTTTTGTGAATAGATACAAACGCTTTGCCTCTTGTGATAACAGAGTATGTTCTGTTCCCACAGGAGCATCATTCGCTGTGTATGGCACATCACCATCTGGTAACAACCATTCTATGTTTGGGTCAAACGCACCCTTTAAAACCTGTCTTAAAGGTACTGAGTCGTGTTCTTTTAGTACTTTTAATTTTCTAGGTTTATCTTTTGCATTGTTTATCTTTGTAGCGATTTCGCTGAACAAAGGTGGAACTGCTCGGCCTGATTCTGCCATTGCAGCCATGCCTCGTCTAGTTGTTAATGCAGGGTGGGATTGTTGTGTTGCTTGCTCTTCTATGATAGAGCCATCAGGATTTCTTCTGATTATCATGTTATTCTCCTTAACAGTTCTTTTGAAGTCTAAAATTCGTCAATGACTTCAATTAAAGTTTTAAGTTTTCTTGTAATAAAGTAGTTAAGAATCTTACTTCTATGTGCTACTTTAACCTCTGTGTACTCATTATATATTTTTGCCTGAATTGCAGGCGGTATTAGACTCAAATCGATTAGTTGTCGATTTCTGTCGTAATTCTTTTGTTCTTCTTCGGTAAATGTCATAACCATTTCATTCACCCATGATTCAATTTTCTTTTTAGTTAAAGGTCTTTGTCGTCTACCTTCAATGAAAACATTATCATCTGAAAGCACATTAGGTATACCATCACTTCGGTCACCTTTTAGTATATGCTCTTTAATATATATACTCGGATTCTCATCTTTGCCAATAAATTTATTCAACACAGGACTATATTGTTGTATATTCTTGTTGTGCAATTGTATGAAATCTTTGTCGCCAGATAGTATCAGTATCTTCTGGTCGTGAAATTGTTTACATAGAACAGCAATAATATCATCTGCTTCTGTTGTATCTAGTTCAACATATCTGTATGGCATATGTTCTTTGAGTTCTCGCCTAATCGTAGTTAGAATTTCAAATATCTTAGCCCAGTCATGGTCTGATTTCTCTCGTGATTCTTTTCGGCCTGCCTTATAGTTTGGGAATATCTGTTTACGCCACACATTACCACTATCACAAGCAAGAACCATTTCGCCATACTTATCACGAAACTTCTTATTATGCCCACGAAGTGAGTTGAGAACCATGTGTCTGACTAAATCTTCACTTAGTTCAGGTGCATTTCTACCATTGATTTGCATCATTAGGTTAGAAATCATTATTTGACTTAAATCTACTAGTATCATATATGCGCTTCCGTTTTATTAATATTACTACCAAGTTGTCCTTTAACAAATGTGTTGAAGGCAATACTTATTCTGTTTCTTGCGCCGTCATTAAGTTTTGGTACATCATGCGGAACAGTTGATGGAAATAAATATAATTTTCCAGGCCATGCTTGAAACCATCTAAATGAAATATTATAGTCATTAAATGATTTGCTATCTA